TTGTGAGTAATAGACATTTTACACAGCCTCCTTTATATTATTGTATGCTACACTCAAAAGCTATAGTTCCAGACTGTACTCTTTGAAATACCCTTTTTCTGGGCATTATTTGAGCAAACACCTGTGCAGTGTACACTTCAGGATCATCAGTGAAAATAAGTTCCCCCTTTCCATCTAAAAAAGAAGATAAACTTCGCATTTTAGTCATTAAGTCTCCGTTATCTTCACCTTTTATAGTGAAGTCAACTTCTATTACAAAATCCCTTTTGTTTCCAGGTCCAAAATCCCAAGCACCGTCTCTTCCAGGAATTTCCAGTTTTCTTCTCGTAACTTCTGGGCGAAGAGGTCTTCTAATATCAGGGATCATAATATCTGAAATAATATCCGTAACAGGAACTCCTTTAAATGAAAACGTTGTTTGAGTATACATTAGTAAGCACTCCTGTTCCTATGTCTTCCTAAATTGTGTAACTGTTCGGCAATTTTTTCAATGTCTTGATCGTTTCTAACTGACATACTTTGGATATTAATAGTTGGAGCACCTTCTTGGATTTGTTGATTATAAGTGTTTATGTTTTCATAAGCAGATGTTCCAACATTGGCAGGGTAAGAATGTGCAGCTTCTACAGAAAAAGCTTGCATTGATTTAATATCCTTATCTAAACTGCTCATTGCTTTAGAACTAGTTTCCATAATATCCATCATTATTCTTTCTATCTTAGAGGGAGAAGAAACTTCTAAACCTCTTTCGGCTCCTTTTGTTACTCCAGAAAAAGCATCATAAGCAGCTTGTTCTAAAGAAGTTTCATAGCTCCTTATAATATCTACACTATTACTCATAGCAATATCCATTATATTGCCGATTTCAGATGCTTCTTCTTCTAAAATAGAATTATTTTGTTTAAAATGCTCTTGTATATCCTGATAAAAATCATAAAGGTTTTTTAAACCGCTGGAAAATGGAAGTAACATGGCAAAAATAAGATCTCTTCCTGTTTCCCCTAATCCTGCCTCCCAATTAGAAATTGTATCTAATAAGTCGTCCCATCTAGTTTTAACTTCTTCTGTTTCTTCAATGAAATTACCAGAATAGTTCTTAAAAGCTTCGTCAGCTTTTTTAAGGTATTCTTCTGTTTCTTCTATTTCTTGGTTTTGCTCTCTGATTTCATTTCTTACTTCACCAATATTATCTACATGTCTTGTGACAAACTCGTCTAAAGATTCATGAGGCATTCCTTCTGCTATCCATTCTCCCCAATCTCTTCCCATTGCTATAGCATCAGGTCTATATTGCCTGAACAACTGAGTAATTCTAGCTGTGTTCCCTTGCATTATTAGTCGTGCTGCTTCTTCATCAATTTCTAGTTGGCTCATTTCTATACCAATATCTTCATAATAAGCTTTAAGGGCTTGAGATACTTCCCTATGAAACTGATTTGTTTCTCTTAAGACTTCATCAAGTTCTCTTTGAGCGTCAATAGCTTCGTTTGTAGCATCTGCCATTTCTATGTGAGCTTCTGCTAACTGAAGAGCTTCATTTGTAGATAGCCCATAAGCACTTTCTAAACGTCTTACTTCTGCTTCTAACCTTGCACACTCTATAGCTGCTTGCTCAGTACCTGCTGTCATTTCGTTAATCATTGTTATCCAGCCTGGTAAAGTAAGAAGTCTATATAATTGCTGCCATGTGCTGTGTACTTCTCCTGTCGTTTGGTTAACCTGAAGTAAATAAAGTCCTTGATGTTCTCTTGCTTCAGCTAAAATATCCCTGTTCATTTCTTTTTCTTGTTGGAGTCTTTGTAACCTATATATTTCTATAGCAGCAAGTAGTTGCTCTCTTTCTTCCTCTTCAATACCTTTTAATCTTCGTACAGCATCTGCTGCTTCTTCGGCAGATCCTTGGATCGCTTGTGTTTCTGCATCATGTCTTTCCCAAGCTAACTGTACCATTTCAGCAGCATGAGCAGCAGTACGTGCTTTTTCTTGTGCTCTCATTTGCTGCATGATAGCACCAAGTTCTTGGTGACTTTCTACTGCTCCTCTTATAGCAAGGTCTGATAATTCTTCGTTTAATCGTTCTATTTCTTCTACTTGCTCATCAGAAGCAAATCCTTGTTCTATAATTTCTTTATTAAGTTCTGCTATCCTCTCTCTAAAACCGACCATTAGTAATTCGAGGTTCCCATAATATTCTTCTACTTGACCAATAATTCTTTCCTGATCCTCTAATTCAAAATAACCAGTAGCAGCAAACATTTCCTCTAAAGCTGAAACAGTTCTATCTCTCATGTCTTCTGCAGAAGCCCCTACAACATGAGCCATAGCATTCATATTTTCAACCATTTCATAGTACATTCCATCAGTTATTTCGCCAGATCTATGTCTCATCTGCATTAGTGTTGCAGTTACTTGTTGATCCATCTCTATGATTTGTCCAACTGCTTCATTTGTATGTACTGAAACTTCATCAGAAAAATCAGTAAAGTCTTGTAATAATTGATTTCTCATGAACTCACTTAGGCCAATAAAAGCAGCAAGTATAGCAGCAATAGCAGCTATAATAGGGTTAGCAACTATAGCAGTTTTTAAAGCGACTCCTGCAGATTTTATAGCAGGAATAAGCGAATTGTGCATAAGTTGAACTAATCTAGCAAAAGCTAACTGTACTCTTGGGAGAACAGCAGAGTAAAGATTCCAAAACGATTGGATTACTCTAGCCAGAGCTAATTTTAAAGCAGGAATAGTAACTGAACTAAAATTATGTATAAATTGAACTAGTCTGAGGAAAGCTAATTGCATACTAGGGACAATAGTAGCAGCAAAGTTTCTCATCTTAGCAGCAGCTAATCTAAGAGACGCAACAAGCATAGTATTAATACTTCTAGCAAGTACTCTATAATGACCTCTCATTAGTACTAATTGAGCGTTTTTTCTAACTCCAGCAGCAGTTGCAGCATTTGTACTTGCTGCCATTGCTGTCATAGAAACAGAAGCTGCTTTAGCTCTTGTTGCTGCTGTTGCTAACAATGGAGGAAGTTTTCCTGCTACCATTAGGAGAGCACCTACTGCTGTTGTTAATAAAATTACAGCAACAGTTTTTGCTGCTAAAACAGTAGTTACAACTTTTATAGGACCAGGTATTGCATTAATTGCCCTGACTAATCCAGTGGCAGCTCTGACTATTGCAGTTATAACAGGAGTTAACATATTACCAATTGAAATTCTTAAGCCTTCCATTGCAGAGTTAAATTCGGTAATTGCTCCAGTAAGTGTATCCATCATGGTTTGAGACATGTCTTTAGCAGCACCTTCAGCAGAAAGAAGGGTTGATTCCATTTGTCTCATACGCTCTACACCAGCAGTTTGTAAAACATTAAAACCACGTAATGCTCTTGTAGAGAAGACTAAACTAGCAGCATAATCCCTTTGCTCTTGAGTTAGACCACTCATCCCTGCAAAAATATCCTGCATAATATCAAAAAAGTCTCTCATGGTACCTTCTTGATCATACACAGCAACAGCAAAGTGCTCAAAGTCAAGAATTCCATCTTGGACATTATTACGAAGTTCTCGTAGCATAGCATCCATTGTAGTACCAGCACGAGTACCTTTAATACCTGCATCTGCAAACATAGATAAGGCAGCAGCAGATTGTTCAAACTCAATATTCATAGCTGCAGCAGAAGGAGCTGCATATGCCATTGCTTGACCAAGACCTTCAACAGTGGTGTTAGCGTTAGAAGCAGCAGCTGCAAATACATCAGAAAATCTTGTAGCTTCACTAGCTTCTGCTCCAAAAGCCATCATAACATCAGAAACAATATCAGCAGCTCTACTTAACTCTACCATTCCAGCAGCAGATAAGCTTAATAATCCAGGCATGGCTTCTATAGATTCTTGAGCATCCCAACCAGCACGACCAAGCATTGACATACCTTCAGCAGCTTGAGTAGCAGTAAACTTAGTAGTAGCCCCTAAATCCATTGCTTGGGCTTGCAGAGCTTCAAAATCTGCTTGTGTTGCCTGACTAACAGCTCTTACATTTGCCATTGCTTGCTCAAATTCCATAGAAGCAGCAGTTGCTGCTCTTGCTATAGAAGTTAAAGGAACAACTACAGCAGCAGTTAAAATTGCTCCTGTAATTGCCATTGCTTTACCTGCTTGGGACCATTTGCTTGCTGCTGCAGCTACTTGAGTGCCGAATAAGGCAGCTGATGTTGAAAGCTCGGAAAACTTTTTCTTTGTCTCTTGAGTTTTAGCATCAACTTTTACTGTTAATTTTTCATCTGCCATAATCGTGCCTCACCTGCCTTATAGCCATTTTGTAGCATCATCATATTTTTCTGCGGATTTGAGTCTACTGCTTTTTCCATCGGAGGTTTTTTCTTTGTGTTCTTCTGCTTTTTGAGCTTCCCATAAACCTAAAAATAAAGCACAGGCCGAATCCAAACAGTATGCCTCATAACCAGACAATCCTGTAATAAATGAACTCGGCCTACTTGAAAATGTCTTAGCTGTGTACGAAAGAGAAAGAATCGCTTTTTCATTCCTCACGAAAGGGTTTTAGCTGCTCAATGCCCCCTGTAACAAACTTAAAGATAGCTAACTTTTGGTTCATAGTCAAAGGGTATACTTCGTTTATTTCTTCATAAGTTGGTTCAGCTAAAGCTTCTTTCGCTATAGAGTTTAATACAGGTATAAAGTTATCAGGATTAAATTTGCCTGTATCAAGTTTTTCAGGATCTATTTCTTCCCCTTTTTCCATCATAGTAGCTACTTCTTTAGACAGATCATCAGGAATAGACCCTGACTCCATCATTATAGGGGTAACATCAATACGTCTTAATCTAACATTTATAGTTTTTTCTGGTTCCCAATCTGGTATTTCTACCACTTCGCCTTTAGCTTTTTCCTTTATATCTTCCAATGAAATTACTTTTTTCTTGCCTGACATTTAGTAAGCCTCCCTATTTTAACTTAAGTCAATATGAGCCATAGTATCATTAAGGGTAGTATCATGCGGTACAAATTTCTTCTGGTAAGTACTAATGGTAGCACCATGTCCAGAGTTCTGACGTGCTCTAATTTCAAACTCAGGAGTACCCCAACCTCTATCACTATGAGAAGCTTCAGGCATTCTACCTCTGCAGTAAGTAAAAGAGTAGACTAAATAAGCTTCCCTAATTCCAGCATCATCGAAAGACTGTACATAAACATCTGCTTGGAAAGGAGTACGAGTTGCCTGTTCTTCTACTGTAGGAGCAATCCAACCAATAATATCATCTACTTCAATATTATCAGATGCAGCAGCTTCAGTTGACGTAGCTTCAATAACAGATCCTCCAGCAATCAGTTCAGTAGCTTCAATATTAAACCTAGCATCAGTAAAGGTTAAGTTTACACCAACAATAACATCATCTTCCTCTAAACGAAGAAGCAGCCTATCACCACCACGAAGATCAGCAGTTTCACCAGTTACAACTTCAGCTGAAAGTTCTGCCTGTTGAGCAGTGTCTATCCAGAATTTTCTTGGAGCAGATGGATAACTGCCATCATCTTCTAATTCAGTAATAAGAATACCCCTTACGCCTCTTAAATAACCAAATAATTCTTGTGAACTCATTATTCAAGATCCTCCTTTCTAAAAAGATCAGTTAATACTTCCTCTTCTTCTATTGTATGCTGATCAGGATCAATTATTACTTCTTTGCTTTGTACATTACTTTGTGTTCCTTTTTTTAAGTCTAAAGCTTGTTTGCTATTTGTTCCTCCTATATAACCTATTGATTTATAATGATTTTTTAAGTCTTCTGACAATTCTGGAGCGTCTTCGCCCTTTTTAAATACGTACAAATCTTTACCTCTTTTAATCTTTTTATTAACTAAGCATATTAACCTATTCATCGTATCACCTCCGCAATAATGGGTACATAAAAGCAGCAAATTTGCCGACCGCTTCTAAATCATTATCCCAGTAACCATCTGGGGAAACTCCTGTACAAGTAAGTGAAAAAGGTTCATTGTTTTCAGTAACTATTGTTTGATTTACTAAACAATCAATTACCTCTTCTATAATACTATCTATATTATTGTAACTTACTCTATCTGTATATACCCATACTTCTATAGTTCTATCATAACTTTTTCTGATATTACCCTGAAATTCTCCAGAGTATTTTACTACAGCATAAGGTTTTTCAACATCTTTATCTGCCATTCCTGGCTGCCAAACTTCAGAAATTCCGCTAACATTATCTAAAATTTGAGTTCTTATAGCATTTCTCATTATCTTGTCCTCCATGCTCCCCTGTATTCTTCAACTATATCAGGGAAAAGCGTATTAAGTGTTGGACGTAAGATAGCATATCTTCCAGAATCTTTATACTCTAACCAATATCCGTAGTGAACCCCATGAGATAAGGTTACAGTAAAAGTTGATTCATCAGTACGGGTATATTTAGCAGCTAATTGTCTTCTTGCTTCTCCTGTTCTATCTGTCCAAGGAGCATTTTGTTTAGCATAGTTTTCCATCATTGGAGCAACTCTATTGATGGCTACTTTTTCCATGTTTTTTAACCCTGTCATATAGTAACTATCAATCATTTTTTTAGCGTCTCCTGTCAGATCAATGCTCCAACTCATGTAATCATCTCCAACAATAGCAACTTGCCTGTAACTTGTCCTCCAGTTTCAATGTCTACGACAGTTTCTACTTTAAAAAGTTTTTCATCTGCAGAAAAAGTGTCTACAACATTCCCACCAGATCGAATGTCTGCATCTTCTTTAGCTAGTGCCGACCAATCAACTTTGTCTAATTTTACACTATCTACAAACGCCTGAATAGTTTTTGGAGCGGTTCTTACAACATTACTAAAAAGAGCTATATCCATCGGACCATGAGTACTTTCTTGTTTAACTCTTGCCCCATCTTCTGAAACATAAGTTTCCCTATTTATAGTGACAGTAGTAGGATTCATTCTTAGCAACATATTTATAGCTCTTCTTTGTATCATTGCTTCCATGCTCATTTTTGGTACACCTCTATTGCTAAAGTAATAATAGCAGGACCAGATTCATGTTCAATTACTTCCAACTGCTTAACTGCAAAACCATGATGCTTACTATTTTTTTCTACCTCTTTTACAGCTTCTCTAAGTAAAGAACTATAGTTAATTACAGAGTGATTAACAGGAGCACCACTAAAATCAACGTTAACTGGGGGAGCATATTCTTGCGGAGCTTTTTTCATGCCTTTAGGTAAACTTTCTTGTTCCATTATCCTATCACCACCGCAGATCCACCAGATCTTAGTTTTCGTAAAGCTTCTTCTCTCAGCCGATCTTTAGATCGTTCTATTCCTCTAGTTTCATAGTCAACTTTACCTACACCAACAGGAATAGATTTAATCATGGACATACTAAATAACCAAGTATCCATAGATCCAGCTAAAACCAAATCTTTAAAAGGATCTAAGAACTTTTCAGGAATTCCTTCAACAGATCGTTGAAGAAGTCCTTTATATACACCTTTTCCGTCTTTTTTAGGAGTAGGAATAAGTAGGATTTCTTTTGTATCAGGATTATATTCCCAAGAATTCTGATTTCTGGCGTTTACTCTTTCCCATTTTTCCTCAATAACATTCATCAGGGAAGGAGTATGGAATACCTTTAAATCAGCATACTCATTGAAAGGTATTCCTTCTCCAGAAAAATTAAAAGCGTCTTTGTAGTCAAAGTCTGCATAGTTTTTATTAAGACTAAACCAGAACCCTTTTACGTCAATGATATCAGATCCTACAGTATAAGTACTTACTCCTTTCACAATATCAACCTCTTCATAGGTGTAATAAGGTTGTAAACGACCAAGTTCTTTTAAAGCAGAATCAATAGCGTAATAAATAACTTCATTGCTAAGCTCTTGAACTGAAGGGTTTCCTAGTTTTATCCTAATTTCTGCAGCCAATTCTTCAGAAGTCACTTTTTAATCCCTCTATTCCTCATTATTTTGTGATTTTGGGGGTCTTCCAGGACCAGCTTTATCACTTATGACTCTTTCAAGGCATCTGTACCTTCCTGCCCATTCTGGGTCTAAAAAGATAGTAGCACCAGGCACTAGTTCTTTTTTAGATCCATTTTCATCATAAATGATCTGTAATCCTTTTCTTTTGTTCTTGTACCTTACTTTCTTAGCTTTCGTAGTCATTATGAAACCTCCTAATTAGTTTAGTTTATTTATATTATATTGCTATAATATACGTTAGTGAATAGGCGACCAAATAACTTCTAGACCAAATGCTCTAGCAGTTGCTCCTCCGTTATCCCATTCAAATTTAATAGTATCTCCTTCTTCAAAAAGGATACGTTGTTCAACTGTAGGCCTAAAAATATGAGAATCACTATCTTCCATGTCTGTACCATCTAAGATTGTATTAAAGGCAGTACCTTCTCCAGATTCTAGTGAAATATTAAAATCTCCAGTACCTGGAACAGCAGCATCTTCTAACGAAAGACGTACTTCATGTAGCATAAAATTACTATCTGGAGAGAGTTCAGTGTCTAAAGCTCCCGATCCAGTTTCTCTAAACCATTGTGGTCGAAACCTTAAAAATTCCATGTTTTTACCTCCTCCTTTTTATATTATATGTTTTTCTTATCATCTTGTTCCAGTAAAGCCACTAATTCCGACTTTAGTTGGCGTTTATTGTGTTCTATTCCACGTTCCCATAAAATTGCTACAAGTTGGTTTTTAGTAAGATCATTATAATCTATAGTTATAGTAATTACTTTATCCATTATGTCGGGTTTGTAGGGTTCAGTAATAAACTGTTTATCTGGCTTTTTCCTTAAAACTTTGTGACTGTCTCTAAGGTATTCACGCATGTTCATAATAGAAACCTCCTTTTTATTATAATATGCATCGGTAAAGGTTTCGTTGTTCTTTATGTGTTTTGCCGATAAGTTTAACTGTTTTAAAAATCTCCTCTACTTTTGGCGGAAGTTTTCTAAATTTTTTATTGGTATGAGTTTCAAAATACACAACATCTTTAATATTATTCTTAATATTTTGAGCTAACATTTCATCATTATTAACGTGAGCATTTAAAGCAAAAACAAAACCTGTATCCGCTTTTTCAAGTTCTACAGGTTTAGCTAAATCAGCTTGAATGAAAGAACAATCGTTACCATATAAAGTATTTAATTTACTGGCTATTTCGATAAGATGTAAATAAACATCTACCCCTGTTGCCTTAATTGCTCCCAATTCTATAGCTATTTGGCAGTTCATGCCAATATTACAGCCAAAATCTATAATGCTTTTCCCTTGTAAATCTTCTTTATATATTAAATTAAGTCTTTCGTAAATATCTCTTTGTCCTTTATACATAGTATGGCTATTGGAGCAAATAGTCTGATAGTCCATCCATTTTTTCTTTTTCTTTTTACGTTGATTTACATACTCAATATTTTCTACAATTTCAGCTATTTTTTCTTTTGTCAGCATATTTTTCTCCTTATTAAAAATGGGCTGGGCACTTAACCCAACCCATTTATATTATAGATACTCATATAGTTTAATCACCATCTGCAGAAGTATCTAATCTGCAGAAGTATCTACTGTTACAGCAATAGTTTCAGTATCAGAAGTTCCTACAAATTTATCAGTGTCAGAAATATCAGCATTAATATCTATAGGTCCCTTATCTACATCATTAGAGAAGACAACAGTTAGAGATGCTTTTCCTTCAACATCTGAGTCTATTACATAACCAGCTCCTAC